AGTGGCGATTTGATTGCTTTGAAGAATGAAAACGCAATAGCGAGAGCTGTGCGTAATATAGTATCGACTACACCTGGCGAAAAGTTTTTTGACCCTGATTTTGGATCAAGTGTGAGTGAAATATTATTTGAAAATGTTGATGATATCACCGCAGTATCAATTGAGGATGAAATTAAATCTTCTTTAAAGAATTATGAACCAAGGGTTGAATTAATTAACGTAACTGTCGATCCTAACTTTGATGAGAACCAATTTGACGTAAGAATTACCTATAGAATAGTTGGAATAGACATACCTCCATCAGAATTAGAATTTGCCTTGCTTCCATCACGATAAATGTCTCTTTTAAACTTTACTAGTCTGGATTTTGACCAGATTAAAGAAACACTTAAACAATATTTACAATCCAACTCGAATTTTGACAGTGCAACATTAAGAGAAAACGTCGTTGCACTTGCTAGAAACATCGGATATGTGCCAAGATCAAAAAAAGCATCAACTGTAAGGATAAATTTCACTGTAGAGCCAGGAATTTCACCTCCACCAACAACAATTACCTTAAAAAAAGGCCCAGTTGCTTCTTCAAACGCATTTGGGGGTCAATCTTTCGTTTTTGGTCTTACAAAAGACGTTACAAAGACTGTAGTTGACGGAGTTGCATCATTTTTAGACATAGATGTTAAACAAGGAACTGTAATTGATCAAAAATTCCCATATTCTACAAATAATATTAATCAAAGATTTATTTTATCCAATGCAGGGATAGATTTAAGCACTTTAGACGTAAATGTAAGACCATCTGCGACTTCTTCATTACTTTCAAATTATACAAGACAAGATAGTTTGTTTGATGCGGTTACAGGAAGTTCAATAACCAAAGATTCACTGATTTATTACATACAAGAGATCGAAGATGAGCAATATGAGATCATTTTTGGTGATGGAATCTTTGGAAAAGCACTTGCAGACGGAAATATCGTTGAAGTTTCATACATTGTGTCTAATGGATCCGAGGCCAATGGTATTAGTAACCTATCTTTTAGTGGAAAATGCACTTATACACGAAATGCAGTCGAAAACACCATAACTAGTGGTATTTCACTTGTAACTGCCGATAATCCCTCTAGTGGTGGAGACGAAATTGAGAGTGTTGACTCTGTTAAAAAGTTTGCACCGCAAATTTATAGCACTCAAAACCGTGCTTTAACCTCAAATGACTACGAAATCTTAATTCCTAACAAAATTTACCCAGAAACCGAGTCAATTTCAGTTTATGGAGGTGAAGAATTGGTTCCTCCACAGTATGGGAAAGTTTTTATAAGCATAAAACCACGAACTGGTGACTTTGTGCCAAATGCAATCAAAGAAAATATCAAAAGAGACCTCCGAAAATACTCTGTAGCAGGAATTGTGCCCGAAATTCTCGATCTCAAGTATCTCTACCTTGAGACTAACAGTAAAGTTTACTATAATACCAGTCTTGCACCCAATGCATCGATGATTTCATCAACAATTTTGAATAATATTAACAAATTAGCTGCATCTGCAGAGCTAAATAAGTATGGAGCAAGGTTCAAATACAGTAAATTCCTTAAAGTTATCGATCAAAGTCATGAATCTGTAACTTCAAACGTTACAACAGTCGAAATGAGACGGGATTTAAGGTTAGCTATTGATCAATTTGCGGAATATGCCATTGATTTTGGTAATCAGTTCCATATTTCGTCTATGGATGGGTTCAATATTCGGTCTACTGCCTTTAAAGTGTTGGATATTCCTAATAATGTTTACCTTTATGATCTTCCAAATGCTGATAAAAACACAGGAACACTTGGTTTATTCTCATTAGATGCACCAGGTTCAACAACTCCTTTAATTGAGAGGCAAAATGTGGGTGTTGTTAACTATAATACAGGCAGAATGACCCTTAACCCTATTAATATTGTTTCAGGTAAGACGAAAGATGGCCAACAAATCATGGAAATATCAGTTGTTCCTGAGTCAAATGACGTAATCGGATTGCAGGATCTTTATTTGCAACTAGATACTAGTAATGTGGAGATGATTGTTGATGAAATTGCGTCAGGTGCAGACCCATCAGGATCAACATATACAGTTACATC